AAAATAAATTAGACCCATCATTTTGGTCAGCAAATTGAACTCCTCCACTACCAGTAGTTCCTGCTTTAATATACCCTGCCACATCCAACTTCGCCCCTGGTCCCGTCGTCCCGATGCCGACGTTGCCACCGGTAAAGAGAGCAGAATAAGTTCCATTTGAGAAAGTGGGGGTACCTGTCCAAGTCTGCGAGAGAGAACGAGAAGCCGGGCCGTTAGTATAGTCAAGGGTTAATAAACCAGCTGAAGCCGTAGGAGAGAAGTCAAATGAGGATGGACTATAGGTCAAAGAGTCAATATGGGTTTTTGTAGTTGAACCTTCGCCCATCAGAAGACCGGTGAAAGCAGAACCGCCAGTATTGTCAGTTCCCCAGCTTGGGATACCGCCTGCGATTTTCAAAACCTGTCCCGTGGAACCGGAAGCAAGAGGAGATAAAACATTCGTAGCCGAACCATAAATCAGATCACCTTTGCGGTAAGAGGAAAGTCCGGTGCCGCCCTGTTGGACTTGAAAAACCGAAGCTCCAATAAGCGGTTCTGATTGTAATTTCGGCCGATTCAACCAAAGTAAAGTTCCGATAATAACCAATCCGACCCCTACCAAAATTGCAAGTTCTTTTTTATTCATTAGTAACGATAGTCAGCCGTAATTGTTCCGGCAGGCCAAGAATTAACCATAGTTAAGACATTTCCAGAGATCGTATAATCCGTTGTCGGCGCCAGTCTCTGGCCGTTGGCATAGATTTTCTCTGAACCAAGAACGGGCGTATTGGCAAGAGTAAAAGTTTGAACATCGCCTGCCACAACTTCATTATCGGCAAAATTGACTCCTGCACCACCCGCGATAGTTACCAAAACCTTTTCAGCGCCATCCCTTGAAACAACAACTCCCGCGCCCGCGAAGTTTATCTCTCTGATAGCGTCGGCTATCTGGGTTCCCGCGCCTTTAATCTTTAGGGACGGAGGGGGAATCGGGGGCATAAAGCCCATTTTAGGTTCGGGGATTTGCTTTAAGATTTTTTTAACAATCTCATCTTCGTTTATTATAGCATCTTTTCCGTCTTTTCCAGCATCCCCTTTATCCCCTTTTTCTCCCTTCGGACCCATTGGGCCGCGATCTCCTTTTGGCCCCACGATTGACTTCCCGTCCTTACCGTCTTTCCCGTCAAAATAATCTATACCCTTTATTGGAGTATATCCGGGATCTCCCTTGTCGCCTTTTTCACCTTTAACGGTTATGGTATTGGCCTTAAATTGCTGCATCGCATCGGCAAGTTCCATTTGCACCTCAAAACTGGCAAGGTCTTTGTTGTCTAAAAAAGATTTTAGCTTTTTAAGTTTTGTGAGGTTGTCCATTTTAATTTTAATCCCCCCTTAATAATCCCCTCTTAATTAATATATAAAGATAACAATAAGAGAGTTCATAGTTATTCACTTTTTACCTTAAAAGTGTCTTAATTCCCTTATTTTACTTATTACCTGCCTGTGGATATTCGGTGGATAAGTTTGTGGATATTCAGGTATAACTTGTTTGCAATAATTCTGGGGTTATGGTATAAGGGGATTATGATTAAAACTCTAAAGAAAATCGGTGAATGGACGCTAATCATTCTTTTTATCGGCTTTCTGGTGTTTTGGTTGCTATATTTTTTCCCTGCTCTTGGTAGTGCGTGGAATGCCGCAGAACTTTATTGATTTCTTAATCTTTCCAGGCCACTTTCAATTTGTCGTTCATACCGGCGACCCTTAACTTCCTGCAATCTTTCTTTTCTATCCACGGATTGTTTGATTGCGTTGTATTCCGTGGCCGAAAGTTTGATGCCGAAATATCCTAAAACCTCCATAAGCAAATCAGATGCTTGAATCTGGCCACGATATATTTTAGGTTCTCCCGTCTCATATCTCTTTAATACCTTTCCGTATCTTAATTGGTCTGCGATTGATTGTGCCATTTTGGTTTGCGGGATTTGCATTCCTAGATGTTCTCCCAAAGACGGCAATGGCAAAATCGGTTTTCCATATTCATCAAATTGCTGTAACGCGGCTGGTTGAGAAAATGGCTGGCCGGTAAAAGAATTGATTCTGAATCCCCGTTCAATGATGATTTTAGATACCGGATTAGAAGTTAAAAACCTGCCAAAGGTCTCAAAATCGGTGGGAATGGTTCTAAATACATCGCTAAAAGGAATTGCCGATTTAACATTTATGTAAAGTGGTTTTCCCTCATAGGTCATATCCGTCTTAATTCTTAAAACTGATTTTGTCTTATCTTCTTTCTGGTTCACTTCGTTGATATAATCAACATAATCCTGCAACAGTGCGCCCACGATTAAACCTCTTAACGGATGATTTATTGGAAATTTCAAAGAAAACTCGGTTATATTTTTCATCCAGTTATAGAAAGGCAAGGCCCGTCTGAAAGTCGCCCGTTCTGCTCTTGAAAGTTTAGTGTAATCAAACAAAAACTCGTTGACATATTTTAATGCTTCAACCGGTGGAACTGGTTTGTCTAATTGAAATCCTAAAAACTTACCTTCGCTTTTTGAGATATACATCGCTCCTCTAAACCAGTTTTCTGTTACTTTGTTGAGATAACCAATTGGTTTGCCTAAAGCAATCCAACCCCTAATTAAGTTTTGAGTGGCAATGGCCGGTATCCTCAATGCTTTATAATTCTTGGCTTGCTCCAAAAGATTAAGCCAATTCTCAATCGGTCTTAAAAACTGCGTTCTTTCTTTTGTCAGAGAACCCAGTTGCCCCGCTTTTGCCATTTCACCACCGGCGTATTCTTTGATAAAAACCCCTTTTGGTATTTCCCGCTGACCGATACCTATTTTTTCTCCTAATTTGGTTCTGGCAAGCATTTCCTTTGCCGACTTGGCAAACGCAAACGGGTCAGTCTTGCCTAAAATGGCAAGCATAGTGTTTCCCACAAAATTGTTATAAAGCCATCTCGGCACCAGACTTAAAACCGAAACCCGCCACATATCTATAAGCGGGTCATAAGTCATCCGCAAAACTTTTTCTAATACCCCGGGTTTATAAAACTTATTAAGTTCGTTGGCGACTTCTTTCGGCACCCAATAACTTTCAACCTTTTTAGTAACGCCAATGGCTTTTTTTGCCCCTTCTTCCACTATTGGATAAAATCTTAATGTCCCAGCCGGTTTCCATTCCTCAACCCCCATTTGTTCGGCAAATCTAGGGTCAGTTCTGTATTTTTGTATAATCGTCTTATCCTGCTCGGCAAAAGTTTCTTTAATCGTGTCAACCAATTCTGAATCCATCTTGTCCCTGAATACTTGTATTCTATGTCTCGGAATGGCAATCTTGGGGTCTTTGATGTAAGTATCTTCCTGAAGCATCTTGCCGGTAAATCTTTTAAGATAACCACCTTTTGTCCTTTTACCGGTAGTCGCGATAAAATCCGATTTCTTAAGCAGGTCTTCAGCCAAATAAGGATAATACTGCGGGTCAACGCCCATCGCTTTTAGTTCCTCCCGGCTTCTCCCGGTAATTGTTTCAACGGGCTTCCAGCGCCTGTTTTCTATTTGTTCCAGTGTTAATTTGCCCTTACTGATTAAATAATCCTGTTCCTCTTTGCTGACTTTTTTCCACAAATCAACGGCGGTTTTAAGTTTTGGGGTAATCTCGGTTTCAGGAATTTCAAATCCTTGAGTAAATTTTGAATAATTGGCAAGCTCTTTATCGTTCAATTCTACCAAAGATTTATTTAGGGGTTCTTCCTTTGAAAGCAATTCGCTTCTACCCTCAAAGTATTTATCCATATGTTCCTGTAAAACATTATAGAATTGTTTTTGTTCTTCTGTTTTGCCGAAAACCCTTTTAACGCCAGTAATAAATGGTCGTTCAACTCTTGTAATCCCCTCAGGGACAGTTTCACCCTTAATCCCCGCCTTTATCCCTTCTGGTGTTTCCGCAAATGGAACTTCTTTTGTGGCAATCCTTTCGCCAAGTTTAGTAAGCGCTCCGGTTCTTGCCAATCTTCCGGCCACCGGTGCTATTCCCAAATAAGCATTCAATCCTACTAATGCCTTTGATTCGTCGGGGGTGAATCCTTGCTTTTCTAAATCGGAGGCCTGTTGCTGATAGGAAGAAACCTCGCTTGGAATCCCTTTTAATCCTATTGCTTTTGAAACTGGTTGAATGCCGGGTATTTCATATCTTTGTGGTTTGCCGGTTACCTTTTCTACTCCACCCAAAATAGCCCCGCCAACCGCCTGTGCAGTTACTCCCAATACACCAGCCCCGAATTCCGCCACTCCCTTAACTCCTGCTTTCATCAATTCTAGAATGCTTGGCTTTTTCTTTTCTGTGGCTTCTCTGATTGATGGCGGAATGAAATTATAGAGAACGGTCGGTAGTTCTTTAGTTGTTCTCCAAATCTTTTCTCCTAAAGGCATATCTTCCCAACCCCAAGATGCATTGTTCAATGGTTGGACATTTGGGTTATCTCCACGATTAATAAGTCTGCCGCCAGTTGGCAACGAAGTTGTTGGTATTTGAGTTTGTCCGGACAGTCTACCCATATTAGAATCCTAAATCCCACTTAAAGGAGTTTATAAATGAAGGCGAAATTTCAGGATATGCCTTGACTAACTGGTCTAATGGGAATCCTGCCTTTATATCTTCCATTAAAGATTGTTTTATGTTTGCTGGAATTGTTGTGGCAGTATATCCAGTATCTGTTTTAGGTTTCATCGCCGCCGGAAGTTTGTCTATCTCTTGCTGTCTCAAATAGGTTTGTTGCGGGAACGAAGCAAAGAAGTTTGATTGAGTTCCGCCCTTGGCGATGAATTTTTTCAATGCTTCCTGGTAGGTTTCTGCGGCGACATAACCATCGGTTCCTTTTTTAGAGTTCAAATAAGTTGAAACCGTGTAATCTCTTTGTTCTCCAACTGTTCCTCCCCCAGCCGAAACATCGTTGCTCTTCACCCCCGTATAAGGAGCTAACAACGCTCTCGCTTTATCCTCATTCTTGGCGGCATAAAGTTGTCTGGCGTTGGTTATTACGCTTATAGGCGCGCCATTGGCTAAGGCCGTATTTACGGTTGTTTCCCAGTTCTTTTCGTTGGCAATCTGTATATCCAGTTGTTTTAACTTGATGTCGTTTTGCAACTTTAAGGCATCGGCAACCTTCTGCTCCGCCTTACTCAAGGCGTCTCTGTTTTGCTGCAATAAAACATTTAACTCCTCCAACTGGGTTTTGATAGGCGCATACTTAAGGTCAACCATCCTGTTCACGGCCTCTTGGGCGGTTTGGATGTTCCCTTGCAAGGTATTTATCTGGGCATTTAGAGATAACGCCTTAATCGCGTTCTGACGCCCAACCTCTCCCTGTTGGCCCACAATAGCCCCCATACTCATCGGTCTGCCCTCTATATTGGCCTGTGTAGCGGCCGTAGAAGCGTTTAGGGCCGTTAATTGGGCTTGTAGATCCCGAAGTTGGGCTTTCTTGGCAGTTACTCCCTGAATATCCTCTTGTGATTGCTGATAGGCAGTTTGCCCCTCTAACTCCTTCATCTTGTTTATGATTGCCTGATAGGTTTCGTTTACTTTGGTTTGTTCGGCGGTAGTTGTGGGCAGGACAGTCATCGCGCCGGAAATAATTGAGGAATAATCTTGCGTCCCCGAAGTTCCCGTTGTCCCCTGGGGAGTAGGCGGCGGATTCGTCAGGGCGCTTACTGAAACGGGCTTACCCGAATAAGTCGCAAAGTCAGACGCCGACTTAACTTCTGGCCTGACATAGTCAAGTTGGATTACATTCTGAAAGAAGTTGGGAATTGTTGCGGCCTGCGCCGAAGAAATATAGTTTCCATTCTGGTCAAAGACATCGGGAGAACCCTTGAACTGGTAGTATTTGGTTGGTTGAGTTCCAGTTATATCCGCCATAGTTTGAGTTTGGGGAGTTCCTCCTGCCGCTCCCCGAACTAAAACAATACCCTGCGGATTAACTTTATAAGTAGAACCAACCGGAACAGGAACTGTTCGTCCTCCACTATATCCTCCGGTTGATAATTGAGTTCTAGGCACATTTAAGTTTTCAAATTGTCCTCCGCCAATAACGTAGTCAGCAAAATTTTTGACATTCCCGAATAAATTGGCAAAACTTTCCCTTCCATAAGCTGGTATATTCCCGCTAGCTTCGGCGGCTGATACAAATTGTCCCGCGCCAAACGGCATAAGAAAATTGGCGAGTTCTTTTGGGCCATACTTGTTAAGTTCTCCAGGCAAAGAGATGCCTAATTTCTGGATTTCTTCAGCAAGTCTGTCTCTTACCTGCTCAACTCTAGTTACGGCTTGATTTTTTTCCGCCGTTCCTCCCGCTAAACTTCCGCCAAGCAATTGAACATCAGCCAAGAATTTCGGGTCGTTTAGGATATTTTGGATATTTTGTGGTAGTGGCATAGTATTATTTTATTATTTTTTTTCTAATTATTAAAGCGAAGTATTTTGAACAATAAATCCTATCCCTGCACCACCCGCACCGCCATCTCCGCCGGAACTATTTGAACCATTATAACCATTTGAACCATCTGCGGTTGCTCCAGCTGCGCCAGATCCGCCACCACCGCCATAGGTATTAGTCCCTCCAGCATTTCCGGTGCCCCTTGCCCCACCATCAACAGTCAATGTCGCAGAATTAGCGGTAAGGGTTCTATAAACAATTGCAATACTACCGCCACCGCCACCACCACCGCCACCACCACTATTGGTTCCATTACTTCCGGCTGCACCAGACGCATTTATTGTGCTGGTTATATTCAAAGCGCCGCCACATTTTATGTAAAGTGAACCACCACCAGTTCCACCTGCTCCTCCGCTACCAGTAATACCTGCACCAGAACCGCCACCGCCACCACCGCCGCCGCCGCAAGAAAATACACTTACCTCGCCATCAATAGTTGCGGTAATAAAGGGTGTCCCGCCAGAAACTGCTGTGCCACCTGTGCCAACAGGAGCGACAGAATCACCACCAGTTCCACGAATGCCTTGAGCACATTTTGATGAATTTCCTCGTCCTATATTTCCACTTCCGCCGCTTGCTCCACGACCACTGCCATTATTATTAGCCCCTCCACTTCCTCCAATTGCTCCAATACTTCTCAAGTCTATCGCTGGCACCGTTGAGGATGTGATAGTAACATTACCTTGCGATTTTAAGATAATCAAAGTCCCATTTGCATTAGGATTTGAAAAAGCAAGTTTGCCTGTTCCTGTTATTGAAATTGAAGTGTAGTTTTTAGTGACAGCCGCTGCTCCACCCAAGTCAATCGTAGTCGTTTCTGAAGAAATAGTTAAGGCACCGTCGGCGCCAGTTCCACCAAAATTTACATTTGAACCATTGATAAGTCCGGTCATCACAATGTCGGTGCCATCAAAAGTAAGTTTATTACCGGTAGAAACTCCTATTGAAAGTTTTGGAGTCCCGGCAGCATTTCCTATCCACCAGCCGGTTCCGGTGTCGTAAGCCGTCTGACCTGATTTAATAAGTCCGGCTGTGTCTATTGTGATTGCTCCGGCATAGAGAAGTGAGGCTGAAAGTTCGTTGGCGGTAATAGAGCCCGCGACTATTGAGGAGGCGTCTATGTTTATTCCGCCCTGTCCATTCAAAACAAGGAAGGTTGCTTCATTTGTTCCGTTTTGGGCTATGGCCACAAGCACCTTACCTGCTCCTATGGCTGTAGAAGCAGTAGTAGTTGTTTGATAGGCCGTTCCGCCCCCGACCGCCGTATCAAGATAGATATAGGTCTTGGCGGTCATATTGCCGGTATTTCCGGCAGAGATGTTGTAGGTTGTCCCATCTGCGGAAGTAAAAACCCCTGAAGTCCAAGCCACGGTGTCGGCATCAGTTACCGAAAAGACACAAGTCTGACTCCAACCTCTATTGGCAACATTAAGATTTCCAAGATTCAAAGTTCCGTCTATTGTGGAGGCCGCCACCGAACCGCCGGTGATAGTTATATTTGAGGCGATAACTAGCCCGGCCGGAGTTACTCTAAACGGCGCGGTCGCCCTATCCGCATATTTCTTGCCTGCGTAAAAAGGATAATCTGCTGAAGCCATACCGGAAGAAGTTGCGTCTGTTGCTCCATCTTTATAAATCGCGGCAGAACCTATTGTCCACCCTCCGATTGAGCCGTCTGTCGCAGTTAAGGTTCCTGCGATATTCGCTCCGGTTGCGTAAAGTTGCCCGGCTGGGTTCGCTCTAAAAGGAGCGGAGGCGAAGGTATTGTCTCCCAGATATAGTCCTTGTTTATCAACATGAAAAGACTGGGTGTCATATCCCACGGCAATCTGGCTCGGATTATTCAAAATCGGCGAACCCAAATTCGCGTCAATCGCTTGGGCATCGGGAATATCAAGAATTGGAATATCGGTAAATGGTTCAGACATTTTTAGACGTTGATTAAAATGGCTTCTATTTCCGGCGCCGTATTTGAGGACGCCGTCATACTCACTTTAATTTGCAGAGTAGTCGCGTCTCCCACGTCAACAAGCGCTTTTTGGGTATGCGTTTTGGCATCTACCGCGCTTGTTATTGAGGTTACACTCCCGTGATTAACGTATTTGCTGATTGAAATAGCCGTATTTGTCGGAATCTGCTTATACCCCACGTTCACGTGCCCCACACTCGTAAGGTTGTCCCTGTCGGGCATAAGCACGCGGGTTATAAGGTATGCTCCTGAATACTTGTTTGAAACATCCAGCAAATCAACTCCGTAAGCGGGCGTCCCGGTTGAATCTTTCCACGCCACGAGGAAGGTGTCTCCATTCCCCGCCATAGCTCCGTATTCAATGGCCGAGGTTACATTCTGTGAAGAAATGTATTCAAGGTTCAGAACCGGTTTGTAGTTTCTGTTATGCGAACCGAAAGAATAAATGCCCTCCAGAGACGGGTTGCCAGACACGTTAGAAACGCCAAACAAAGGAAGTCCGTGAAAGTTCAAAACTGAATTCGCGTAAACGATATTCTTATTGGTTGACCCGTCGTAATCGCCCTTGATGGTTTTAACGGGTTCAAGGGTTGAACCGTTGTAAACATACAGATTACCTTTTGTCCCCGCCGAAACCAGAACTCCGTTGTCTATCGGGATAAAGGCATTGATAGCCACTTCGGGAACCCAATCCTCCGAAAACCAAGACGGACTCCAAGTATTCCAGCGATAAAACTTGCACTCGTTCACACTTGAGGCTCGTGTCGTTCCTATAAGCAAATCGGTAGCCAAACTATTCAGGGCGGTAATTCTATCGTTTGCCGGAAGGTCTAAAACATTGGCCGAAAAAGCTCCAGTCTGGGTTACATCCGTTAAAACCGCGGCCACATAATTCTTATCGCCGATGTAAAGCGATAAATTTACTTCCCACATCGGATGATAAGAAGCATCGGTATTTGTAAAAGTCGCCCAGTTGGCCGCAACCCCTGTCCAATCGGCGGTTAAAGCAGACGTGGTATCAATCCTGTGAAGCCGCGATTGGGTCGCCCAGTAAATATAACCGTTAAACTCCATCGCCCCTAAACACTTACTCTCTCCTGCCGCGGCCGAAGTCGTGTATCTTAACGCCCACGTCCCCGCGGAAGTCCGTCCCCAAATCTTTCCCGAATCGGCGGAGAACCAGTAAGTCTCGCCGTTTGAACACGACACCGCCCACTTACAAAACTCGGTTACGGTGGTTCCGGAATTTTTGGTAAGTTTCTGATTAACCTTAATCAAGCCCGGCGCGGAATGAATATCCAAGCCAACGGATTCGGCGTAAGAATTGGCGGCGCCCTGATAATTTGAATCCGCCAGCCCCCCCAAGTTAATGTCTCTAATTACTATCGGCATTTTTTATCTAAATTTTATCTAAAAATTTTATCTAAATTTTATCTAAATTGTTTTGCGTCTTCGGTTGTTATTCGCGGAAGTCTCTCAAATCTTGAACCGTAGAACTTCCTGATTTGGCTTATTTCGTTTAACCATAAACTTGTTAGCTTATTGTATTTGGCTTCGTTCTTGGGTTTGCCGTCCGTAGCGGCGATCACCCAATCCAACGCTCCGCCGATAGATAAAGCCCGGTGAAATATGGCCGGGATTCCCGGGACGACGGCGGTATCGGTAACCGCAAAGGTAACGATGTCTTTCCAAAACCAAACTCTCAAGGAATTGGCTTGAGTGTAATTCGGAGGAGGAAGAACTTTGATTGAGTCGCCGATTAGCTGATAAGAGGTGGGGGTTCCGCTGTTTTTATTAAATTCGCTGATTGCGCCCGCCTCCCCAATCTCTTCTTGGGTATAGGGATAAAGTTTTTGATAGGTGGAAGAGTTGTATAACAAAACCTCGGCTCCCGTAACTATAATTGCCCCCGTCGGGAGGGGATAAAGCGAAGTCCCCGAAGTTAAGGTTTGGTCGGCATAGAGTTGGTCGTCGGTCTGATTAGAGTCATTGAATTGCCAGCCGCCATAAACCTCAAAAATATGAGTTAAAATTTCCCGATAGCGGTTATTAAGATTGCGAATCTTATGGGTGGCGGGATAAAGGGTTAAATCCGTTTGGGCATAAAAGTCAATTTCCTCAAAAATGCCCTGTAAATTGGTCGTGTCCGATATTTGCAATTAGGCGAGGCGTTGCAAATAAACGCCGGTTAAAATTATTATACTACACATTTTTATTAAAAGCAATTAAAGGTGGATAACCCCTAGTTGGACTCAAGTGAGTCCTAAGTTGGACTCAAGTGAGCCCTAATATCTTAAACATCTGCTGAAATCTCTGGGCGTGGGTATGGTTGTAGGAATGCTTATGGGCGGCTTCAACCATCTTTTTTCGTTCATTCTCGTGAGTTAAATAAAACTTCATCTTTTCTTTGGCTTCGTCAAAATCGGTAAAGTAGGCGCGGATAGATTCGGGGTAAAACTCTTCGCATCCGGGAAATCGTTTGGTTAGCGCGAATCCCCACATCGCCGGAATCTCCCAATAGCGCACCGAAGTATATCCCTGAATATCCGTATAATGCGAAACATCCAAAGAAATCTTTGAGGAAGAATAAATCTTGGGCATATTCTTGTAAATCTGGGCGCGCAGTTCGGGAACTCGTGAATTAATCCTTTTTACTCCTATTTTTTCAAAGTCATTGATTAGAACGGCTCTTTTGTAAAATTCGGGTGAAAAACTTTTTGCCCCGATAAATACCATATCAAAAGCGAATCTTTCATCGTAAGTCGGTTTGTCTAACGGCTCGCAGGCAAGGGGCAGAAAATGAACCTCTTTGATGTTCAAATTCTTTTGCCAAAACTCCTTCTGCCCGTCGTTAGAAACAAACATCGCGTCTAAAAGTCCGCTGCAATTCGCCTGCAACTTATTGGTCTTCTTTGTCCGCAAGTCCCCATACCAGAAAACTATTTTAGCGTTCGGGAGTTTGCGTCTAACGTCTTCAAGGTGGTTCAACCCGTCGGAACCATACGGAAGAAAATGTTTTAACGGGTCGGGCAATCCGCATATCACCAAGTCGGGCTTAAATTCTATCGTTTTTTTAATGTAGTCAAAATCGCTTCGGCAGCACAAAAATAAATAATCACATCCCAATCGTTTTAATCCCGCCTGAACCCCAAGCCAGTGGGGACAATATAATTCCCAAGACGGAAGTTTTGAACCCCAAAAGACTACTCTCATTTTACCAAAAGGTTTATTTTCATTGTGTCTCTTTTAGATAAAGCAAACGAGCCATTGTTTTGTCGGCTTCGCGGTCAAAGGTTCCTTCTTTATCGGCTTTCTTGCCCGAATATCCGGCCTTATGCTCTATGAATACGTCTTTTCGCATATAGGAATGAATGCCCTTTTTGGCGATTCTTGCCGCCCATTCCGAATCTTGCCCATAAAAATAAAATCGTTCATCAAGCCACCCCGCTTTTTCTATAACTGACTTCTTAAATAGCCAGCAAAATCCCGACCAAACCGAGTTGTGCAGAGTCTCCGAAGGATAGGGCTCGGCTCTCAAAACTTTTTGATAATTCCCGCCCACATTGTTTGATACCGGAACGACCACTTGGCAATCGGGGTGCTTAAAACTTTCCATCATCCTCGTAAGCCAGCAGGGAGTTGTCTTTGGAACAAAGGCGTCCGAGTCAATAAACATCACATAATCGCAGGTAGAATCCCTAATCAGTTTATTCCAGATTTTAGCGGTATTGGCGGTATTTTGGCGGTTGTCATAAACATTCAGCTTAAACGGCCAGCTGGTGTTTTCAATTATCTTTTTAACGCATTCCACCTCCACCTCGGGGTCGCGGAACTTCAAAACAATAATTTCAACCATCCGCATTTCGGCTTCGGTCTTCATCGGGATTTTTGAAAGTTCTATTATTTTTTTGATTCTTTCTTTAAGGTCAGCCATTGTAAAACTCGTTTATCTTTTTACATACAAATTTCACGTCAGAAGGGGTTATTTTGGAGTTCAGGGGTAAATATAGGTATTTCGGCTCTAAACTATTCATATTGGGGCAACTTGACTTAAATTTCTTGAAAACCGAAAACAGGTCATTTCTTAAGTGCACCAAATTGTTTTCAATCCCGCTTTTGGTCAGGAACTCGGCCAGTTCGTCCCGCCTGTCCACCAGAATTCCCATAAGCCAGCAAGTATCTCTAGCCACAACTTCAACCTCTTTGGGCAATAACTTCTTATAAAGCTTAACCAATCTTTGGCGGTATTTAATTACTTTATCCAGATAAGGCAAAGAAGCCAGCCCGAAACAGGCGTCAATATCAGTCGGCTGATACTTATATCCCGCCTCTTCAATGTCAAAGGTCATCTCGCGCCGTTCCCATGCTTGATAGTTTTTTTTAGCTTTAAGTTCCCTGTCTATTCCAAACCAGCGGAGTTTCTTGGCTCTTATATATTCTTCCTTGTTATTCAAAACCAGCATTCCGCCATCGCAGGTGGTGATATGCTTAATCGCCTGAAAAGAATAGCAGATGTAATCTCCCCTTGTTTTGGCGTGATACTGGGATGAATCAACGACAAGAGGAATGTCCCCGATAACCTTGTAAAGTTCCGGGTTAAAGTGAATGCCGCCCAAGTGAACGCCGACTACTGCTTTTGTCTTTTTGGTTATCTTTTTTCTAACATCTTCAGGGTCTATGGTCAGGTTCTCATCTATATCGGCAAAAACAATCTTAACTCCCCGCCGTAAAAGCCCCATCTGTCCGGCCGTGCAATCTAAAACCGGCACAATCACTTCATCGCCCTTCTTAAGTCCAATTAAGTGATAGGCGAGTTCAAGCGCCGATGTGCCGGAATTAACGAAAAGGGGATATTTATAACCCATCTTTTTGCCAAATTCCTTTTCAAAGAGGTCAACTTTGGGGCCTTGGCCAAGCCAGCGCGAATTTAGTGTATTAGAAATTTCCCTTAAAATGTCTTCTTTAGGAATGAAGGGCCAAAAAAGAGGAATAATTTTATTTTGCTTTTTTACCACGAACCTTTTTGACTGGCTTTAGAGGAACCTCGGCCTTGGGTTCCTTGGGTTCCTTGGGCTCTTCAAATAGTTTTTCAATCTCGTCCGTAACTCCTTCAACTTTTCCCACCAACTCAAACGAATACTCGGGACCAGACTGGCTTAAATACCTCGGCACTTCATTTGTGGCAACGTCAAAAGTGAACTCCTCCCCGGTTCTGCGGTTAATTCTTCTGATTAAGCTAAAATCTTTTTTAATAGGCATAATCGGTTGTTTTTTAATTTTGGGTTTGTATTTCTTGACTTCGGCGTCAACCTCCCTATGAACCTTCTCTTCGTCATAAGGCGCGAAGTCGTCTGTCTGCAAATCGTTATAGTATTCTCGTGAACAAAATTTGGCGTTGGGGTCGTATTTCTTGTATCTCGCAATCTTCGCCAATCTGTCTTTCTTTTCCTTTAATCCGTAATGCCTGACAATAAACGGGGCGTATTGATTTATCATATAGGCCCACTTCGGCGCAAGCCCGGGATGGAGCGGACGGTTCAGGAACTCGGTATTCCCGGTCCACTTCCACATCCGCACATTCCAGAAGCATCGCCTGGGCTTATACCCTTCTCCCCATAAGTTCACGATATAGAAATGAAACGCCCAGCCGTCCTCCGTTAACTTTTCAAGTTCCTGCCTTGTGAACTTCGGCTCAAAGACCTCATCCATATCCAGACATATAAGCCAGTCGGGTGTCAATTTTTGAACGTGGTTGGTTACAAAATCCTGTTTGATGGTATTCTGCATTTTCCCCCATTCCCTGTCGTCTTGGGCAATTTTGAAGCCGTAGGAGCGTATTAAAGAGCGTTCTTCCTTCCCAGCGCCATTCAAAAGGATAATCGTATCGTCACAAAGCCGTTTGAACTCCTCAAGCGTTTGCTTAAGGTATTTATTCGCCTCATCCCTTCCGCAAATTCCATAACCTACAACCCTCATATCAGCGGTTCCACATACCTTATAAAATCCTCATTGGTCTTAATTTGCTCCTGGGCTGACTTAATCGCCAACTCATACTGTTCAATTTGTTTCTGGCTTAAAGATTCTCTTTCATAATCCAAAAGCCCCTGATGATGGGCAATTGAGGCCTCTAACTCTATAATCCCCCTCTTAACAGCTAATATCTTTTGTTGCAGAATCTTCTGCCGGAAGTTTCCGAACAGAAGAACCCATATGACTTTTAACATCAAAATCTTCCTTCTTCGGGGGCGGCAGGCTGCCATTTTTGATCGCCTGCCTGACCTTGCGAGTAAGGAACTCATCTATTTTTTTCTCAATATCTTCGTTAATAACTTCAATCTCTTCGGAATAAGCCGAAGAGAGCTTAACGGCTTGAAGTTTGTCTTTGGTCTCTTTTGAGACATCGGGGTCGGCCAAACCCCTATCAACCAATTCCCTAATGGTTGGGTTAGCCCAAACCTTGCGAGTCAGCATATTCCACCACGCCTTAGGCACGGAGTTGTTGATTTCCTTTAATTTTTTAAGTTGGGCTTCGGTCATTTTGGTATGTTGGCCAATACTCTGGGGTCAGTCTGCGGTCGGCCCGAAATATCCAAAATGTTGGGGTTGCGAGGCATTTCAAAATGCTTTCTGGCTTCGGCCAACTCCTCTTCAAACGCCTGTTTTAATAATCGCTTTTTTTCTTCCATATCCTGAATCCCCTGAATATCCTCCACGCATTTAGCGTAAATGTTGGCATTAGATACTCCGACTATCTTATACGCCATTTTATACGTTCCAATATTTTGATTGGGCTGAATCATATGCCACGCCGCCGCTTCGTCAACGGCAACAATTTCTCCCTTCGCGTTTTGGAGAAACCAAGTTTTAACCCTTAGGTTTTGGAGAGGGATTGGTTGAGGCTCGTTATTCCTCAACAGTTGAGTTGTAAGTTCATCGGGAACAAAAGTCATTTGTTTGCAAATTGCTGGCGGGTTAATTGTCGGGCCTACCAATTTGCATAATAGGTCCGAACCCCGCCAAACAAATGTTAACTCATTAACATTAACTCGTTATTGCAGAGTTGTTAGCATTCACAACCACGCCCGCATATCCGCGCAAAACACCTACTCCGTAGCAGGCATCAACAACCGCTAGGGTTGCTAAATTCTGCAGAAGATAGGCCGATTGCGCCCTGATCTTTGTCGGCCAGAGTTTCGCAAAAGCGTAACCGATAGCCGAACGGTGGGCAAAGATATTTCTGAAAGTCTGCAATGCGGAAACGATGTTAGTGGTCACATACACCGGAATCAATTTGTTAATCCTCTTTTGAGGTGATTGGTCATTTCTGCCAATCTCTTATAGTTACCTATAAGTTCAGATCATCGCTTCATCCTTTCGGATGTCTTTTCGTTTGATCGTTGCGGGTGATATATCCGTATCTTCCCTCTGATTGTCCTTCTTATCCATAAGCAAGTTGATAAGTTAGGAGTTTCCAGATTTTATTAGAAAAGATTTTACTACGGCATTCGCGCTAGCATTTACCGTAGAGTTGGCCGCGAAGCCCTCTTGACGCATCCATTGGCCCAAACGAACCATCCTTTATAAAGTTCAACTGGGAAGCGTATTGGTTGTAGTATTTTGCAATACTGCCCAACTGCCTCCAGAAGACGACATTTTGTTACTAGGGCAAATCATTTCTGTTTGCCTCTTACGATTACTATTCTCGTAAGGTCGGAACATTGCATACCATTTCTGGCCTCTCTCGCTTGTTCTCTGCACCCGCTTTCGCTTGGTGGGCGTTGGCATTTCAGCGTTCGCCGTATATTAGAGAGAGTTTTACATCCGCTCGTCTGTTATTAGCAAGTCAACGGATGGATAAAGACAAATTTGTTAATCTTATGCTCTCGTATAAGTTCGGACTATATCATCTCCCACATGGGAGCCTAGCGTGTAGTCTCTGGGGATTCTGTTCTATCTCCTTTTCGGAGATTGTCTACTGCCCACAATGGTTGCAGATTAGTATAATGAAAAGCTAATTTTTGCTGATTCGGGTCTAATAAATTAAATTTTGATATGGGTTTTATATGGTCTATGTGCCATTTTCCATAGTTATCCCAAGACATTCCCTCAGTGAATTGTTTTTCAATATATTTCCTCACCATATCTATACTTGTACATCCCAGTAATTCAAGCGTGGGTTTGTCTTTAAAAGTGCCTTGGCGGCTTATGGCTTCCCATACTCTCTTTCTTATCCTGAATTTAATTCTTAGTGTAGGATCGTTAATAAGGCGTTGCTTTGTAACTCTCATATAGTAAGTAGATTTTCTTAATTTAATCTTGTCTAGGTTTTTCTCACGATAAATCCTCACTTTCTTCAAAACGCTCTCGCGATTTTTATAGTAATAGTCTTTTGCTCTCTGAAGAACTTTGTCCTTATTGTCGCGATACCATTCTTTAGCTTTTTTGCTAAAAAATTCTCTTTTATTAAGATATCTTTGCTTAAAATATTCTTTTTGTCGTATTTTGGACTTATAAGGCATAACCTTATTTTATCATCCCATATTTTGTTTGTCAATTAGCTTTTCAAAGAACAGTCTTTCCTGCTGATTGCCCCTAATCTTTTGGTTTTCACTATGCCATTGCAGGCATTAGTACAAAAGACCTAACGGGGTGTTCCAGCATATAGCTAGGTTTATTGTGCGCCCTTTTTCCAAACGCACATTCATTCAGGTCAAAGTTCAGATTGTCAAGAGTATAGATGGACTCAAGAATCTCGGCGTCCGATAGAACCGTAGTAGTGTCGCCTACCGCGGTGTTTGACAGTGAGCTCCATAGAGCGGCAATCGCCTTCTCTATGGTCTGTGTCAGCAGGTTTTTGGCCGCATTGGCGTATTCCTCGTTAAGGTTATACTTGGTTGCCAATTGGGCCATATCCTTATCTCCGATTAACCATGCTCAAGTTTGTTACTCCGTTTGGAGAGCGAATCATTTCTGTTCACTTCTGTATGTCGCCATACAGTTCAGACCATACTTTATTCCCTTGCGGGATTCTCACCTCTGGTCGTTACACCTTCAATTTAGCATGACACTTTTGGCAAAGAGTTATTACGTTAGATTCATCATAAAAATAATCATCTTCAGGATTAAAGGAATTCCCTAGTTTTAGATAATCCTCTAATATCCGCCACAATTCTTTCCTGTGGTGAATCTCTAACTTCTTATAACCGCCACATTCTTTACAACGCCCGCCGTCTCGCACCAAAATTTTAGTTCTGAATGCAATGTAACGGTCGGACGTTCGTATTGAATGGCCCAATCTCGTAATCCCACCTCGCCACGCAGGGTTATTTTCCCCCTTTTTGATTATTTTATAATCAATGGATTTACATTTACGGCTACAGTATTTTGCTCCCTTTTTAACAATGGAGAACGGGAGCAATCTTACCTTGCCGCAAGTCGGGCAAACAACCTCCCGTCTGGCAGGATATCTACATTTTTTACTACACCATTTGCCCCTACCTTTTATAGAAAACTGGGAATTATAGATTAACATCTCTTTTCCGCAGGTAAGACATTTTCTCTTTTGGGCGTGCTCTGTATTTAATTTCATACAGATAGTGTAGCATTGTTGATTGGTTTTTTCAAGTGTCTATTAAAGAGCTTGGCTAGGTATTGTCTCTTACGAGAGTTCCACCTAATTTGTGAGATTTACTTTCTGCCATTACTGGCAGATGACGCTAGCAATTAACGTATGAGTGGGTATTCACCGTTAGGGTAACATCCACCATTGTGCCCATAGCCGTGGTAATTTCGGCGCCTTGCGTGCTTTGGGTCTCCGCCGTTCCGGGCGTTGAACCAAAGAGCGATTCCGCAAAGGCATTGGTTGGCGCGGTTGAAGTATAAATTCCGGGAACATGGCACTGGTCGCCGCCTTCGGTAACGTATTCCGACAAGTCCTTAAAGAAATTCATAAACACCGCCTTCGGAAAGTTTGGACGATTAACTACTTCGGTCCCTTAATCTGTAATCTCTTATTCCTAAGAGTGTCGGACTATCACATCTCCACATGGGAGTCGGTTTGTTTAGTCTCTCAGCGCGGTATTGACGGCCTTTTTATTTAATGCCCGAACTTCTATAAGAATAGAATTTCGCTTTTGCCATTCTTCTTTTGAGAGGCCGATTGGGCCTCTTTTGGTATTTTGTTTTTCCTTTAACAAAATAAACTCAAGAACTTTTTCCGCTTGTTTCTTCTTAACTATCAGAAAGGGAAGGATATTACGAATTATGTATTTATGGTCTTTTGCTGATGCATGCCATTTATACACGTCCTTCCATCCTTTATCTCCATATCTACTGACCCTGACTTTCCCGCCAAAATTTTTAGAAAGCCAATCCATTATTTTAACATTAGTATTTGTAATGAATATCTCCCTAAAAGCATAAGCGGGTCTGTCATGTCTCACAAGATTAGAGATAGTAAAACTACCCTCTCCATCAAACAAGCCAGCTAGATAAGACCAACGATGTTTCTTCATATTGTTTAGTCTATACCTAGTGCATTAAATTGTCAATTAACCTTCGCCCTTGTTACCCGTTCTGGGTTCCAAGTCAATTAAAACCGATTTTAGAAGTCCAGACTGTTTAGACTTCCGGTATAACAGCAGCTAAATCTGTAGCTGTTGCTGGGTCTGTAGTTACAGCCATTTACTTAAAGAGCTATTTCCTTAACCCCTTCGCCGCCATAAACTTATCAAATTCCGCCTGTTTTTCTTCGGGTTTCATTTCTTCAAGTTTTTTGTTGGCGGCAAAACGGCTGGGAGTTGTAGAAGCTCCGGGCATATTGGATTCAAGTTTCTTCTTCGCCCTCATAGAATCTAGCCCGCCTTTAATGAATGGATCATCCAGGGTTTCCTTCGTAGGATTCGGGTTTACCCCAAATACCCTGTCGGTTTCTTCGGGACTAAGCCCGTGTTCATAACCGAACTGGCGTTTCTTTTCCGCTAGTTCAAGGAAAGAAATCTTTTCCTCCACGCTCTTGAGCTTCTCTGGCTCTTGATTAACCTTATTTTTCTCCGACTCAAGGTCAGCTTTGGCTTTGGCCAAATCGGCCTCCGCCTGTTTCCGCTTGGCCTCTTCTTCCGTAAGCCGTCCGAAGATGCTGCGGTTTTTCTCGGAATAAGCGGCGGCGACCTCTTCCGCCGTCAATTCCTCAAGGTTGGTAATGTTACCTTCCTTGTCAAAGACTGCTTCCATCTTTGCAAGCTCCTAATTGGATGCTCCGGGCGTTTTAAGTGAACTCCCGGCGAAAACAATTTAAGAGTTAATTACTCCTAATCTCTGTCTCCGTAAAGAGACAGGGTTAAGAAATTAACGCTCAACACAGCTTACCCTCGGCAGGGGATCGTCAGCCGCTCTATAGTTTATCTAAACTCTTCTCCGCCTTCCCCGACCTTTGGATTACCCGAAAAGGCGTTTAATTTATCTATAATCTCCTGTTTAATAAAGGATTTGGCGAACTTTGCGCCTTCCAGTTTAACCTCTCCGACAATGTTACTCACGTCAAAAACCTCGGCCATCCGTTCGTTCAGATATTTAATCAGGTTCCTGCCATTCGGACTATTGCCCAACTGGCGGAACATTTCCTGCTGGCTGTTGTCCAACTGCGGGCAGCATTCCCGCCGATGCCATAGGTTGCATTTGGCCGCCCGTGCTTGCGGGAACTGCTGTTTTTATTTCTCCCATAAAGTCTTTTAATGTCTTGCCCGTCTTTGAAACGATGATTTCAAGCAATCGCATCAGCTGGGGATTCTGCAAGGCCGCCGGATTCTGGGAAATGACCGTAAAGACATTGGTCAATGTCTCAAGTTCCTGTTTGGTATCTATGGCCTGTCCGGTTATTTCAAGTTCCATATGAAACTTGCAGTCATCATAAAACCCCTTGGGGATTTCAATAAAGTGATACCTTTGGCTCTCCAAATGCTTGCGGGCTTCACTTTCAATAACCTGAAGGTTCGGAATGTTGCCCGATAACAGCATATCCTTAAACTTATCCCATACGAAATGCCTTAAAAGCGCTTCTTTAAGATGGCCAATCCCTTCTTCCGAACTTGCGACGTTTATAACGTGGTCTTTGGTTTCTTTCTTGAAAATAGGAACTATCTGGTTGTAATAGGAACGAATCAGGAAAAGTCCCAGTTTTTCTCTCATTGCCTCAAAGTGGCTGTTTACCGCATTGGAAAGTAGAACCCCCAAGCGAAATGGAGTCCCCGATGGCAATGCTTCTCCGCTGGCCACCTCAAACGTAAATGATTTCTGGTTGGCGTTTTCTTCAATCGCTTGGTCAAAAGTATTAAAATCGGCCAGATGTCTTGAGGATGTGTCTATGGGAGTAACATTCCCATTGGGCATTATGTGCATAATCTGCCCGTCTCTGACGTCTTTAACCAGATTCCTTTGGATTGACTCGTCCGGGGACTGAAATATCTTTTTGGCCGCCCAAAGTAAGGAGCGTCTGCGAAGATTAAACGACAGATTTCTCGCAAACTGGTTCTCAAACTGGTTCTCAACTTCGCCTATGCCCAGCCAGCGGCCATCCTGCCTGTCCCAGTGTTCTTCCTCGTAAGGAAAATCGTCTTCGCTTATTTCCTGAACGTATAACAGATGCCCAATCCCTTCTTTTTTCTTGCCGTATTCACAGGTTAAAACAGCCATAGCCAAAACTTCATCCTCATCCTCGGTGGTTTTGCCTTCAAATTCGTCAACTACCCATCGTGGGGTTAAGGCATATCGCTCGTAAACCGTTTTCTTCTTGCCTGGCTCAAAGGATAACCCTTCCGTCTTCCAGTCCTTGAATTTCTTTAACTCGTATTTGGAAAACTCGTGGGTTTCTATGACATAACCGCCCGATGTCGCCGCCTCTTTTAGGCTCTTGGCGTCTTGGGTATTGATTAAAGATTTAAGGTTTACCCTTTCAACTTTCTTGCCAACCTTTTTAGTTACAATCGTTCCGTATTTGGGAAAGTTCTCTTCCAGTTCGTTGATAAGTTCGCCTTGATTGTTTTCCCTTGACCAAACCTTGAACTGTCGGGCCATAAACCACGCCTTCCAAATTGAGGCATAGTCATCGGGGATAAATAAATAATCCTTAACCCCCAACCGTATCTGCTTGGCGGCAACCTTTCTTCTGAAATTTCCGATGTTTAAGAAGATTTTTTCCTGCCCTTCGGAATCCTTTGGGCTCGTTTCAAACTTGGAATTGTCGTAAAGGTCAATCAGGTTTAACGTATCCTTTTGGGAAAACAGATATCCTTTGTTTCCGGTGGATAAAAACTTAACCGAATCGGGACTCCCTTTGGTGTCGGCAATTTTTATCGGATTATTAAAATCCTCTATTTCCTTTAACGTTTGAGAAAAAATATTATAGTTTAGCATAATCCTTTTATCTTTTTATCTATAACCCCCATCTCCTTCAGTTCCGGAGAGGCGGGTATTAAGCAATCTTTTGACCGAATCCGCGACCGTTGGAATAACCGGCACGGCTATCGCAAACTTTCTAGCCGGCTGGTATCCGTGAATCGCGTATCGGGCGCAGTCCATCAGGTGATTGTCTTCAGGAACGGGAATATCGGCTTTTCTTTGGTCAGAGACATCTTCAGGATAATGATAGGTTTCAAACTCGTTTAAGGCGTTTTTGCAGGTATCAAATATGAAAAATCTTCCTTCGTTAATTTCCTGCTGAATATATGAAATCCCGGCCTGTAAAGCATTTTTGCCCTTGTCGTAACCAACTATGTAAAGCCCCGTTCCGGTTGACGCCTCAACAATCTTCTCGGGATTGGCTGAATCGGCATACCATCTGTTCACTCCCCACTTGTTTTGTAAAGCTATGGCCGCCTCCGCTATCTCTTTGGTCGTCTTGCCGGTCTTATACCATTCGTCAACCCAATACCATTTGCCGTCAAAATACTTGATTACCGCGAGAGCCGCCGGGTTAGTCCATCCCCAGTCTATCCCCCCGAGCGTAATATCGCTCCTAAGGCCCTCAATCGGCTTTATAACGTGCCATTGGTGCAGTTGATATACCAAACCCTCCATTCTTGTAAATTCGCCCAAATAACGCCTATTAAACTCTTCTGCCCTTAATCTGCTTTTTTCTTTTTCGGCGAAGTCGGCCGGGAAGTAAGGGTTGTCAACCGAAGCCCAAGTAAATACCGATAAATCGGGATCTCTTCCTTCTTTCCACGGTAGGTAGAAATCCCTGTAAAGCCAACCCATATTGTAAGGTGTGGTCGTGAAAAGAATCTTTCCCCTTGTAACCGAAGTTCTTGAACGTAGAATTATCCAAGCCAGAACCGAGAACCGCCCGGCTTCATCTCCCCACACCCAATCAAGCGTCATTCCTTCAACTCCGTAGGGATCGTCCATTGATCGGACATAAACCACCTTGCCGTTGGGAAATTCTATTTGGCCCTTCTGTTCCTTATAATACTTTCTGTATGGTGGAAACTCCTTAAAGAACTTTGGAATCGTTGATTGCTGTAAAATCTTATAGGTCGGAGCGCAGATAAGCCCGTCTCCTTTGCAGTCCACTATTTGCTTGGCCGACCAATAAGCGCCCAAAAAAGTCTTGCCCGACTGAACCCCGGCAATTACGGCACAGTATTGCGTGTCAAAATTAAACGCCTCAAACTGCTTTTGGTGCAACTCCGTTACCTTTTGCATCTCTTAATTTTACCACTATTTCAAAAGGTTCGCCATCGTCATTCTCAAACTGGTTTATTCTTGGAAGGATTGAAGGAGCTAGCCGCAGTAATAACTGCTTTTTGTAATCCGACCACTTTGAAATATCCTTATCGTCTAAAACCCGTTCAATCGCATTTAAACCTTTGGCTCTGGTTCTAGCCGACTGAACTCTGTCTTCAAATTTTACTCCTCGCTTCTTCATATACTAACATTGACAAATTATCCCTTTTTCATTCTCCTTAAAATCTTTGCCAACCTTGCTCTTTTGCCCAAGGTCCCGCCCTTCTTGGCGGCAACCGCTAACTTCTTGGCGGGAATGGTTTGTCCCTTCTTAACCCCAAGAGACCTTCTTAATGCGCCGGGGTGCTTAATAGCGCCTTTAATCCAAAACTTTTTGCTCATTTCTTGCCTCCTTTCTTTTTCTTGGCCCTTGCGGGCAGTCTTTTCATTGAGGGCGTATGCTTCGCCCATCTTTCGGCCGTGCCCGGCTTTAACTTACCGTGTTTCTCGGCCCAGAACATCCACCGCGCTTGGAGTTTGCTGCGGAACGGGCTCATAGTTTTATGCCTAAATAATTTAATACCCTTATTAATACTTCTTTGTCTTCCACCGATTCTAAAATAATATTACAATGTCCACAAATTATACCTCTAACCTTTCCCGTTTTATGATTATGGTCTATTAAAATTGCCCTTCTTTTTCTACAAATTGGGCAAACCCCACCTATATCCTCAACCATCTTTAAATATTCCCCCTTTGACAGTCCATATCTTCGCATTATACTTCTTGCCCTATCGTCTGGGACACATTTTTTACACCATTTCTGTCTTTGGCTGTCTATCTGGAATAACCCTCCGCAATGTTCACAAATTCGCTCTCCCCTTCCCTTTTTAAGTTTGCTCACCCGCTCGTCTTTATACTGCATTCTTAAACAAATATCCGAACCACAAGTTCTATAATAACCCTTATTCCGCCCATTTTTTTCATTTCTTTTAGCTTCTTTGTCGCAATATTTGCACTTCTTGGGCCTTCTGTCGTGGTATCGGAACGGCATTTAATAAACAAAAACCCTCCACCGAACTTGGTTAGGAAGGCTTGAATTATATTCAACTTTCGTTTTGTGTGGATCCATTGGGCTAAATATACCACACTAATCAATATAAGGCAAATACAAAAGTGGATAAGTCAAATATTAAAAATCTGTTGGATTTTAACTAAAAATCTACTTTTTATCCCACTCTTTTGAAATGAGCGTTTCAAACTTTTCCAACAGTTTTCTTCTTTCATTTACTATAATTTTTGCCACACGCTCTACCTGATGTCGAAAGCAGGTTTCGGGATCTAGTTTATGGCCGCAACCTTCATTGCAAATGAGAGCTTGTTTAACTTGTTTTCGCAGTTGTTTCATATTCCCGGCATATTGTCAATATTTATAATCTTAATCATACCGCATTTTGCGCATCTAAATGTGGCGTAAGTTCCATAATACCAAATTTTTATAATTTCCCAAAAATGTTCACACATTAAAAATTTCAGTTTATTATTAAAGTGGATAAGTCAAATTTTAAGAATCTATTGGATTTTAACCAAAAATCCACCATAGTTTTAATTTAATTCTTTTAATTAGGTTCTAATGACCTTTTGGGTGGAATAAAAAATGTTAATTGACGACCGATGTTTAATCCCCAAGTAAACCAAGCCGTTGCGAACCAACTATTACTATTTGCTACCTTATTAGGTGTTTCAAAGTTTATTCGTTTTGGCATAAATATAACTTCAATCCCATTCTCTCTAAATAACTTTTGTCTTTTGGCAGTTTCAAAAGTAGTAAGCGGGAGCAATAAAGCGAATGGTTTTTTTAATTCATAGCATCGCTCAAGAAACTGTTGCTTATATTTGAATGGAGGATTTGTGATAATACAATCAAATGCCTTACTCGGAGTATCAGTTAAAAAATCTCTAAATGGCTCGTTCCCATAATCAACATATAAATCTGTCCCAATAACATTAAATCCTTTTTGTTTTAGTTCCTCAACTAAGTTGCCTTTTCCACAAGCGCACTCCCAAATCGTCCAATCTTTTTTCAAATAAGACAAAAGTGGTTCTAACGCCTCTGGCGGCGTTTGAAAATCATCGGAGCTTCCTTGTTTTAATGGTGGTTTCATAACTATTTATCTTAATTGCGTTCTAAATAGTTTTAACTTATCTTTATCTTAATTAGGTTCTAATTGTTTTAATTCTTTGACACATAATCTTTCATCGCCTTCAACATTTGCTCGGCTTTTTCTTTCCATCCCAAGTGATATGCCACATCATAAACTTTGCCAATAAACTCCGTAAGTTCTTTTTCACAGTCGTCCCAAGAATTAAACAGAGAACTATCCTTATATTTACTTTTGAATTTTTTTATTATTTCTTCTTTCATAGTTTTAATTTAATCTCTTTATTTTAATTAGGTTCTAATGACCTTTGATTAAAATGGGGGTTCTTCGTCGGGAATACATTGTCCCTGCTCCCACTCCGCTTGTGCTTCAGCCGCTTTCTGCGCTTCCCATTCGGCTTCTGCTTGCTGTTGAGCTTCATATTCGCCATAACCTTCAGCTTCGCAATCTCTGTCCGGCTCCAGCTCAAATAATTTATTTATTTTATTTAACAGCCAAGTCTGACCATAACCCATTCCAAATTCAACACTTTCCCCTTCTAATTTTTTCTTATCTTCTTCAGATAAAGTAAGTTCTATTTCATTTATTTTTTGTCTTATTCCCTTCCTCACCGCTTGTTCAAGTTCGGAGAGTTTGGAGAGAAAAAAGGATTGAAGTTCAGCTCTGATATGACCGTCAAAATCAATATGGTCAATTCCTTTGGAATTAAATAGACGATTAAACTCCCCAATCGCTTTTTGTTTTAATTGTTCTATGTCTTTTTTCATCTTATTTGTGCCGTTAGGGATTGATAAAACTGGCTCTCGCCAGCAAGTTAGTATCTCTTTGGGCGACCTGGGCGAGGAGATCACTTCCCTGTTTGCCTAACTTTCTTCCTTGCTGGAGAGAACCTACCAATCCTTTATTTTACAATATGGATGTTTTTTAAGCATTCTTTTTGTCCAACGGACTTCTTCTTCGCCGATAAATTTCTCTAATCGCTTTTTAAGATTGCTGCATTCGCAACAATCAGGCGCGACTTTCATTTTTCCAAACTTTATCGGACGATTCATACAGAAATGTTCCAATGCTAGTTCATATAAATGTTGCGCTTGTCTTTGTGTTAGTGAGATTCTTTTTTTTTCATTAAGAATTGCTTTTATATTTCTCTTTCTTGGAAAGAACTTTTTATTTCTTTCTTCCAAATCTCTATCAAACTCTTCCTTAAAATCGGCGACTTTCTTTTTCATCTTATCAGCTTCTTTGTCAGTAATGCTTCCAATAAAACTTGGACGGCATAAATTACAACCACCAGTAAGCCCACAATTACAATTCTGTATCGGCTCGTATATTACATTTCCTGCTGTATCGTATTTCATAGTTAATTGCTTTTATATTTCTCAAACTCCCTCTCAAACTCTTCTAGCGAGTAGGCCAATATCGCTATTCCCCCTCGCTTTTTAACCTCGGCAAGGAACTCCAGTTGCTCTGGTGTGGCCTTGTTGTTGCCAGCCTTGCACTCAACTGCTATAAATCTTCCGTTCGGGGGCAAGCAGGCCAGAATATCCGAGACGCCTTTCTTTGACTGGGTTATGTAGGTTCCGGTGGCTTTCTTGTAAATCCCCACGCTGGGAAACTTGATGGCTTCAGCTTTCATAACCAGCCGCAGATAGTCAAGTATTTCGCGCTGTAAATCACTTTCTTTTATCTTTTTCACTTTAACAATTTATTATCCTTAAGAACTTGGTAAAGTCCCGTTTCAAATTGACAAATCTTTTCTTCTGTCGCCCCTATATTGTTCAAACTATTTATAACTTCTAAGATTTCGTGCAAAAGCGTGCTTTCCAACTGGGAAGGCGACACTTTATTATCCAAAAAAATCCTGTTTTTATACACATAGGAAGTCCCGAGTTTATCACTCCCTCCTTTTTCCATCCTGTCGTGGAGTATAACTTTATAAATATGTCCACCGATTTTTAGTTGTTTTGGTATTTTCAAGTTAATTTTTTTCGCTTAATTGATTTTTATCTCGCCTTCTGCTGATATTCCACCCTACCATTACTGCTCCAATACTACTTAATGCGAATCCATTCACTACAGTTTGTGAAGTTTTGCCAGTTATGAATAGCCAAAAACCAATAATTATCAGAATGATACCAGCGGCAATATACAATCCTTTTTTCATAAATCAGATTAAGGCGGTTAATGTGGCAGGTTTTCCAACCTTGCCCAACCATTTTCACCTTCCGGGGAATATGGTTTAGTAGCCCTTTTTATCGCTACTTGGGTCAGCCCCTTCGCTGACTAGGGTTTAGGTTCGCCGTTTTAACAGCGTTTATTTCGGGTTTTGTTTAATTGTCCCGAACCTTGCCGCCCGACGTTTCAAACAAAATGATGGATTCCATTTGGATAACCCAATTCCTCAATATCTAGTATCTCAACATATTTACGGTCGCCTAAACAATAATTATTTATACATTCTTTCATTGCGCCAGTCATATCAAAGGCCAAGAAGTATCTTGTTTCTGGAATAATTGGCATTTCTTCCCATCGTTTAGTAAATTTATAAACAACCTTAAATAATTTTATTTCCCGGTATCTTTTTATATATTCTTCTTTTTTCATTGTTTTCAGGTGTTTAATTCTTTTTCACTTAATTGATTTTTGTAATAATCTACTAGTTGCCGGTTGCAACCTAGTTTTTCCACGATTTGCTGGGGCGAAATTCCCGCTTCCAACATCTCAATTATCTTAATCGCTCTTTCGGAGATTCGTTTTAGCCGTTTTGCTTTTTCTTTATCCATAACTACATTATAAATCTAGGCAAAGGCGTTTGCAAGAAGCAAGGTTGATAACTTACACTAAAGGTTTCTGCCGCAGGGGCCGGTCAAGCACTTTTTTCCTAAATACCCACCACGCCTCCGCCGGATTGGTTTCGCTCTTTGTTTCTAGGTAGGATTGTTTTATAAGTTCCATTGGCCACCCCTCAAGCAGTTTTGCTATGTGCGGAATCCTTCTGTCCACGAGTTTGGCGATAAGACCAAGCCAATAGTTGCGTTCGCCGACTTTCTTGCGGGGGGTGAATTTTAGGGGGAGGGGTTGCATTTTGTTTCTACGGTTACTATCGTATCGTTTTTACTTCCACCGTGAGCCACTAAAAGTATTCGTTCTATTCTAAAGCCACGATTTTTACCAAGCCCCATAGAGTTCCAGCCGAAACAGATTGCCTTACCCCCGGGTTTGATAATTCTTGCCATCTCATTTTTACAATCTGCCCAGTATTTCATACTTGAAAATTCTTTTTTACCATACATTCTTGCTTGTGTAATTGAGTATGGCGGGTCATATAAAATGCCATCATAACTTTCGGGTAAAAATCCGCACAAAAACTCTAATGCATCTTTGTGATGTTTGGCAGGACTTTGTGGGTCTAAATCATTCGTCATAAAAGCGGGTGAATTATAACCGGCAAATGGGTCAAGCCAGTATTGAGGTTGCCTAACTTCTTCTACCAAAAGTTCTTTTATCGGCTTAATTTTAAAAGTATATTTATTGGGCATAGCCCATTTTCGTTCTATTTTCATTTTATATCTTCAGGAGTCATAAATTAGTTAAAATTTGCTTTCCCACATAAACTTTATTTTCCCTAAATTAGACGATTCTTTTAATGATACAAGCAATGTTAATATCACTTTTAATATGTTTTCCAATTCTAACCTTTTTTCTTTAGGCGCTTTCTTTGATAATCGGTCTATTTCATCTAGATATATTTTTAAATCTTTAGTTACTTTCATTTTTTCATAAATTATAATCTACCCTCTTAAATTAAACCCAGACCTTCTCGTCCGTCCGAGAAAACCGTGGAATATGAAACGAGTGGTTTAATATCAGTTCTCATAGGAAGATACCCAAGTTATTCATCTGGCATAAGCTTTAACCAGATAATAGCTTTCTAGTTCTAATCGTTGGGGTGGCAACGGATACTTGGGGGAGAGCAGAATCGTGTTTCCACGCGTCCGAGGGTGTGTTGAGTTGGTTATCAGACCACACCTTAATTATCCTGCTATGAAACCGATAAACAGGCCAAGTTGAAGAGCATCGCCTGAAGGCTCTTACTCGCGTTTTAACCAATCTAACTGCTTATTTCTCTCTGTAAATTCTTTATATTTCCTGAAAGAATCGTTGGTAAAAATCGCGACTTGCCAGCTTTTGGTGTTTCCATTGAATTGTTTTACCAGCCAAAAGCCATTGACCTGTTTTTCTTGATAACCCGCGTCATCAAAGAACGAGAGTAAGAACTGTTGTCTTGTTTGATTCGGTTTCATAAAAAAGGAAGCCCCGTGCATGGCGGGGTTTCCTTTAATCTATAATACTACATCCCCATGCACGATGTCAATTCCAGACATCTTTAATTATATCACCCCTAATTGTTAAAGCAAGCTCTAAAAGTGGATAACTATTTCCTCTGCCCAATGTAAATTAAAGCCAATATGCCCTGCCCTGCGAAAAGCAACCCGCCTATTATCGCATAACCACTTGGCTTTCCAATACCATCCAGTATTGCTAAACCGCCTATCACTATTGCTATTATTGATATTATTTTTAATGTTGTTTTCATATTTCGCCTCCTTTCAAATTAAACTTCTTTGCTTCTCCTTAGCCCGCCTCTCGGCCAGAACTTCGGGGCGGCAAAAACTTACCTTCTCATCTTTAACCTCGCCCACTATTTCAATCATTAAGTAATCCCTGACATTCTTATGGCCGTGTTCGCAGGGTCTGCTTTGAAAAAGATACTTGCCGGTTTTCTCAAGTTCTGCTCGGCGCTTATGGGGACTTCGGATGAATAAGTTCCAAAATTCCACTTGGCAATGAAAAGCACCATCGGAACATAATTCTATAATTTTTTGAAGTTGGGTCATATTAGAATCCGCTTAAATCGGTATCCTTTAACCTTGCCCGTATCTTTTCTATACGGATAAATTCGGTTATTCTTTCACACCTCATCTTTTGCATCAGCATCAGTTTGTAATCATCAGATGCTTCAGCGTGAACCTTCGCCTGAGCTACACTATTACCACTCAGAATAGAATTAGATTTAAGCTGGGCAACCTTTTGCATTAAGCCGACTAGCTTATCATCCTCATCCGAACGCAAGATATTAAGTTTTTCGGCGGCATCAATAAAAACTGAAGGGGGTAGAATTTTCTTTTCCTCAATTATATTCTTTAGAAAATCAATTATTGTGTCGCAAGTTATTTTCTCCATAATCAGAAAGGGATTTGCGAAAGGTCTATTTCTTTCTCTTCTTCATCTGCCAACTCCTTGCCTGCCAATTCCTCGTTAATGGGGTCTATATCGTCTTGGGGGGCTTTCGTCGCTTCTGGGGCAGTTTTGGGGCTTACAGGGGCATCTAAAACGGGCTCCTGAACCTTCTCTTGGGTTTCCCAGACTGGAATATACCCCTTTCTAAATAGCTTCTTTGAGATTGCCTTCAAGTTCTCGTTCACCACCACCAGCCCCCGCATTATATTCTCATATTGCCTTGAGCTCATTTCCACTTCGCTAATCGGCTCGCGGGCTTCCCATTCAAAATATGAACATTGTTTGCCCTGCGGTTGGGGGCAGGTGAAGAACCATCGGCCCTTATTTGGCCCTTCTTTCCTTACCTGAGCCCGCTTGGCTTCAAGATTGCACTTGCACTTTGGCATCTTTTTTATTGAGTCTCTGTTCCTGATTAAATTGCAAAATCGCTTTATGCAATATATTCTGGTCAGACTCGTTTAACCCTTGCCATACTTCGACTGGTATGGCTTTTCCCTGCCTGACTTTGTCAAAAAGGTCTTGCATTTTGAAATCGGTTTTGCCGTATTCTTTTCTTGTTTCCGCGTCCATCTGAAGCTGGCTGTTAAGCTCGTCAATCTCACCTTTCGGGTTATAACGGTTTTGGCATAACCCGTGGAAGGCATCCCAAAGCTTCAGAATCAATTCTTTGGCCGCGCCTAGATCTTCGGTGTCAATTTCAATCTCCGGCTTTACATTCTCGTATTGATTTATGTCTATTGTAATTTGTGCTTTTAGTTTCATAAATCCTCGCGAGGTTCATCCTTCCAGCCATCCCATATCTTTGGGCTAACTTTACGAAGCTCCTCGTATTGCTTTTGAAGTTCCACTATTAACGCTTCTAATTTGTCTGGCGTGTCGGCCGTCTTCGCCAGTTCCTCAGCCAGCCATTCAATATCGTTTCTTAAAGCAACTAGCCCGACTCTGAAGTTTGCTTTGGCGCTTGCCTTAATAGAAGAATCGGGATTGTAAGTTTCGTTGTTGCTCATTTTTTTAGCAACTGGACAAGTGTCTTAAGGTGCTCTGTCGGCCACTTAAGAAACTCGGTCTGCCGCTCTTTGCCATATTTCTTGGTAAGCTCAACCAATAAATCCCAGCGGGACGACCACCTCTTGCGAGCGCCCGCTTGACCTAATTTTACATACTTTCTATTTTTCCTTTTCATTTTTGCACCTCCTTTCATACATCGTTATATTAACATAGCCACACTAGATTGCAATAGTGGACAACCCCCCCCAAAACCCCTTGAAAAAGTGCAGTTTTTGAAATGTTATCCACTTTAACCTAAACCACTATTTCATAATAGCATATAAGTTATCCACAGGCAACTCCAACCAAAAACCCACCCCTTGCGAGGTGAGTTCTTGGAATTTGGTTGAGTCTTAACAACAAGACCCTCTCCAGCCAGCCCGCCGTAAGTCCCGCTTTCTTCCGGTCATTGTTGCCGGTCGGTTTTTAACGGTTCCTGCGCGCGGCCCAGCATATCTTCCTCATTGTTATTTTCCGGGTTCTCCTCAATTTCTGCCACCGGTGCCCCCATCCAGTTTCTCGGCTTGAAATCCAAATTCTTTTTTCCGCAAACACAATATCTTTGCCTGATAGATAATCGGCGGCCGCAGTTCCAGCATTCTTCAATTTTCCCCAGAAAAGATTTATACATTTTATTTCCAATAATCAGCGCTAGCCAGCCAATGGTTTAATCCGTTCGGTTCATACTTAATCATCTCAACGGCGCATTTGATTTGAATATAGGGATCGTCTTTGTCGGCCATCGTATCGGTGAAGTGATATTTGTCTATGCAATAGTGTTGGAAAGTTGAATCAAGAAACTGGAACAAACCCGAAGCCGAAGTGGTTTTGTTATGGGCGGTCGGATGCCAGTTTGATTCGGCTATAACAATTTTATTCGCCAAACTAAAAATCTCCGGCGCGAGCCGTTTCAGGTATTCACGAGGTTCAAGAGTTAATGTAGAGGCAACTAAATATGTATTTCCATCCCCGCCGGATATTACGCTGGGAACGCCTGTTTTGACGCTCTGTAATGCCCTAGGTTGAATGAAGAGGTCGTTATAGGTATATTGTATCGTTTTGCTCTTCCCTTCCACTCTAGAGGCAAATACAATGATGGCCAGCAACCATAAAAGGGACAGAATAATGATTACAAAAGTCCTAATATAAGTATTTTAGCAAATATAGGGCAAAAAGTTATCAACCCTACAAGACGCCCCCAAATTTGCCGTCTGGGGTAGAAAAAAAGTTCTTCAGCAAATAACCTACGCAAGCAGTGGCCGCAACCAGCAATAACTGCTTCGGGTCAATAACCGCCTGCGCCGTAAGCGCTTGATAAAGCGCCGATAAGACGGCCGACAGAACCGCCACGATAAGCCCTTTGGCTACGTCCGTTAGGTTTAACTTAAATAAATCGCTGTTCATAGTCCGTAAAGTTCGTTCAGCTTGCGACGAGTGGCCGGGCCAATCCATCGCCCGCGAACGAATAAAAGTTCCCACCAAGAAGCGACCATATACCGTTTCTGAAAAGCGAACACGGCCTCCTTGGTTACGTTATCATAAGTTCCACTCTTGAAATCACCTTGCCTTAATTCGCCATCTTGAACCAGAATCCGTTGGAGGGCTACGATTTCGGGAGAGGCTTGGCCCCAATAAAGATTATTACTGAACGTGTAATGAAACGGATAAACTTCACCTGGTTTAATCGGGCTGACTACGCCCTTTAGGCAGGAATAAACCCTATATCCCGGATTCAGTTTCTTTTGAAAAGGCGCGTATTGGTCAAAATCTTCCAACCCGTTATCGGAATCAACCTTGTAAAGCATTGTGGCGTGGGAAGCCCCCAGACCGCATACGGGAACGGGGGGATTATCCCAGCCCGGGCAAACTCCCGTCGTAATCTGCAACGGCGCGTGTCTCAGTTCGGCCTTCAGGACGGGGATAGTTATAGGGCTTATGAGTTCATATTCAAACTTGAATAGTTTAAGAATTTCTTTGGCTTTCTGCTTTAACTCATCAGGGATGGCGGCATAATAGCCGTTCCACGAAAAATCCTCATTTGCCGGCCAATCTCCTTCGGGTAAAAGTCCGTCCTTCCTTATACTTTCCCAAACCTTGGTCAAGGTATTTCCTTGTTCGGTCGTCCCCGACATCTTTGCCGTAAAACGGTCTGAAGCGTTAAATTCGCCGTTAACTATAAATCCCAATTCAACCAGTTTGTTGTAAGTGCCTTCGGGTAAGAGTTTATTTTTAATCATCCACTTGGCTTGGGTCTCTACGCAGTTTAACGCGCTGAAGGTTACGCAGTTATGAACAGCAACCGTATTAACAATATATGAATGGTCGTCTTCTACTTCAAGATTGTAAACATTTTTTACTCTACTTTTAGAATCTCTTTGTTTGGGGTTTTTTACCACTTCTATTGAGGACACCTTTCTTGTTAAATAGTTATCCTTAAATCCATTATCTCCATCTCCATAAATATTCAGGTCAAAGGCTTCTTTATGAATTCCATAAGCATTTCTTTTGTAAATACAGGACTTAATTCTATTACGAAGAAGTATCCTGTGCATTTGCCCAACTAATTCCTTTGAACAGGAGATAATAGTTTCTTTTTTGTTATCTGAATAACCGTCGCCATCCTTCCAGCCCTTAAAAATTTCTAATTGGAGTTTGGGTTCTAAGAACATTAACCTTGGGTTTATTCTTTTTTTGTCAGAATATTGCCCTCCAAGTTCTATTAGTAACTTTGCCAAATAGTCCGAATAGCCATAAACACTCATTCCCTTACTAGTTTTCTTTTCGTAAATATGAAAATCAACATTAAAAAGCCTTTTGGCGATATCAATAATTTTATTTGCAAAATCAGTTTCTTTTTTGGAAATTGAAAATATAACGGTTCCATTTCCCTTACCGCCTCCATTGACCGCCCTTTTTGGTATTTTTAATTTCTTTTCCCTTATGGTTATAGACCCTTCCGCCAAATAAAAACCTAATAACCATAAAAATTCTGGATTCTTTTCTATCTCTTTTATGGTTTTATCTGCAATTAAATTATCGGTTAAAGGAATTAAAACTCTTGAATCTGTTGTCAATTTATCCGCCGGAATCCATCCAATATCTGTTAAAAACGGATGTTCTGGCGTGCATAAAATTTCATCATAGTTGCCCATAATTTTTATGCGATACATCTCAGAATCGTATTTCCTTTTCATTACCTCCAAAACTCTTTTTTTCTGTCCCATATGAGAAATAACATATTCCCCGACTCTAATGTCAGAAATTCTTTTCGTTGTAAAATCTTCCATTAAAACCTCTGTGTCGTAAGGAAAGCAGGCCATCACATCAATAAATCTGAACCTTTGCCTTTCGCCTGACGGCAAAAACTGCGTCCAATCGGCGATTGTGTTTCTATCTTCGTGCTGAAGCAAGGTCTGGCCGACTCCTCTGATAAAATCAGTCGGTTTTGGCTTTTCCTCAATCAGCCCATCGTGTTGTTTATACCAAAATTTGTCTTCCATCTTTATTTTCTATATCCATCGTAACGCCCTATAAAACTATCTATCTTACCGCTCAAAACATCAAACTTACTGTCAAATTTGGTTTCCAACTTATCCATTCTGGTATTGGCCTCTGCCCTGTTTTCTTTTTGCTCATTCCAAACCAGCGTAAAGGCCGCCCCGACAATACCGATAAAAATCACTATTATCGCAAGAAGGGTTGACAGTTTTACATTTTGGTTATTTTCGCTCATTTAAACAGGTTAATTATAAATTCCCAAAGTTTCACCCAAAAATTGACCTCCGTTTTCGGGGTTACCGCCCCAACTGGCGGCGTCTTGCCGTCTAATAGGGCCACTCTAGTTTCCAAATCGGAAACCCTTTTATTCAAATCTTTAATGACCTCGTTTTGAGCGGAAATGAGAGCTGACAAATTCCTTTCCCCGTTTTCCGCTTTGATAAACGGGTCAAGTTTTGAGTGGTCAACATTTCCATTCTTTCCTTCCAAGGAGAGAACCGAATTATAGGCCTCCCGCAAGTCCTTTGGATATGGTGTCCTGTCGGTGTAGGTTAAAGCTGAAACATTGCCGCCAACATATATATTTGAAGCACTCGCTAATCCAAATACTTCAAAAGCCAAAGAACTCGACGAGATAGCCCCTCCTATTTTAAGTTGTGTCTCTGGCCCCGTCGTCCCGATGCCGACGTTGCCTTGATTATCTATGACTGGCCCATATTTAGTAGTCGTTCTGTCGTAGAAAATTAACTTGCCGCCACCTTCACCAGCGGCAGTTGCTGAACTAAATAATTCCCAATTATTACCACCCATTAAAGCAGTAGCATCTAGCGACATTTTCGCACCATACACTGACCCCGCCAAAGCCGATACCTTGAAGTGGGTATTAGAACCTGTAATATCTCCACCCGAAGCAACTTCCAGCTTTGCCACTGGTCCCGTCGTCCCGATGCCGACGTTGCCGCTCTGTAATAAAGTCATGACTGCATTACTTCCATACGTTGAACCAAAACCCAAAGTTATTGCAGAAGACGCAGACCCGGCATAATTATTATACAAATAAAAGTTAGTGGCACCCCCATCATCATACATAAGTTGTGCTCTCTCAGAATGGTCGCTCCTATCCTGTAAAGATATTTGTGTACTTCCTGTATTCAATACCGTTAACTTATCACTGGGCCCCGTCGTCCCGATGCCGACGTTGCCGTTTGATTGAATTGCTACCAAATCTGACCCGCCGTAGTAAAACCTCAATTTGCTCAAATAATGATATGCATAAAATAAATTAGACCCATCATTTTGGTCAGCAAATTGAACTCCTCCACTACCAGTAGTTCCTGCTTTAATATACCCTGCCACATCCAACTTCGCCCCTGGTCCCGTCGTCCCGATGCCGACGTTGCCGTTGAATGAATTGATCCCGCTTTCCGTCTGGGTCAGATTGCCGAATCTCAAACCCTTGGCCAGTTCCAATGAACCGGCGAATGAATTGGAAGCGGTGCCGTAAGACAGGAATTGGGCTTCGGTGGTGACATTGCCCGCCCCATGGATGCCCAAGAGAGAATTGATTGAACCCGAGAAGGAATTGCTGCCTGTTCCGGTGAAAGAAGCGATGCCCGCTGAAGTCAGATTGCCGGTTGCTCCGTATACTCTGAACTTGTCGGTTCCGACTTCAAAGTTGCCCGATACCGAAGCGTTGGATAAAGTTGTCAGGCCGGTGACAGACAGATCGCCGCCCAATGAGGTAAGACCGGTGCCGACGGTAAAGGTATTGGTTCCAGTGACAGAAGTGGCGCCGTTC